TAAAACACTAGAATCTGTTTCTGTGTAATCTCTTATTTGTTGTACTAATTCAGTATATGTTGTCATGATGATAATGTAACAGGTCCTGCAGACGCTACCCCTCCTCCAAAAATAGTGGTTCTAGTAGGAGCTACTCCGACACTAAAACTATAAAAATCATCGTTTATGATAGTAATAGTTTGCCCTGTCGCACTGTTAACTTGATTTAAAATTACACTATCAATTCCTACTGCATCTCTAAATCTAACAGTGTCACCTGTAGTTCTACTGTGACCAGGCTCGTTTATTTTTATAACTGTTTCTCCAACTGGATATTTAAACGCGTTTAAAGGTAATAATCTTTCTGTTGCTGGTTCTACTCTTGCAGGTCTTGCATGTTCTAACGCTTGAGGATCTGGTGTATGTTCATGTGGCATCAATTGTGGTGCCTTTGGTTCATACTCACTTGTATGAACGCGCATGCCATTCCATTCTATTGCCATCTCTGTATATGGAAATTCTAATCCACTACGATCTGATATAAACTTTGCGTATTTTCCTTTAGCGTATGACAATTATTAACTCCAAGTATATTTGCCGCCTTTTTTAGCTGCGCCCATTCCTAAAGCAGTTCCTGACTCTTTACCTTTTGAAATAGAAATTTCTACTCCACCAAGTTCTTTTTCATTACTGTTAGGTGCTATTCCTTTTGTAGTTACAGCTCCTGCATCTACAGGTGTTGGTATAGAGATTTGACCTCTTCCATAACTTCCTCCACCTTTTGATCCTGTTCTAGGATTAGTAGTTTGTGTATTATAACGTGGGTTACCCATTAGTCCTCCTTTTTACATGTGCAGTCATTACAATCACATCTATCAATGGTGCATGATCCATCTACGATGCAATGACATGTATGACCACATATATTACATTTTGGCATATTACCTCCTATGGTATATACGCTTGCGCTGGTTTTACTCTAAACGAGACTCTTTCTCGGTTAGCATCAGCGGTTCTCTCAAATTCTTCATCGTATACCGCTTTTAATCCCGCAGATAACTGCGGTGATCTTTTTATTGAAATATAATAAGCTAATCCTGAAACTAAACAAGGAAGAAAATAAAAAGGCACATCTGCCTCATTTGTGTATGAACCAGCATCTTGTATTCTATTTAAAAAGAAATACTTAAATATGTAAGCTTTATCTGGATTAGGATACAAAAACAAAGTCATAGGATATTCTGGTCTGCCGCTATTACTAGATCCATTTGTTGTAACTTGTCCATTTATTAAACAAAATTGAGTTGGTCTAGCATCACCAGATGACTCTTCTTGTTTTCTAGTCAAATTCATGTATTCGGTTCTAGATATTTTAGTGATTGAAACATCTGTAGTATTTTCATCACCTTCAAAATTAGCAGTCGCGCCTGCAGTAGTTGTTACTGAAGCGTCTAGAATATCTATAACATTTTGATTTACTTGATAGAAATTTGTACCAGGTGTCATTACCTGTGTAGCATAATCTATTGTCCATAAATTAAGGCCACGATTAGCCCAATCAGAAAATATTAGATTCATGGATCGTCTAGCGGTTTTTAAATCATAACCACTACGTACCTCAAGACCACATCTTTCAAATGCTTCTTCTATTATCTCTTCTATTGAGAGATTAAATGTTCTACTACCTGAGTAAGCCATTAAGACTCCTAACTATAATCTTTAATTAGTTCTAGTACTAGAGTTGCTGTATCATCGTCTGTTACCGAAGAAAAGTTAACTTTTATACTACCAGTAAATCCAGACGATCTAGGATTTTTTAATCCACCAATTGTGCTCCAATCTTGATCATCAGCAAAATTACAAGTCAATGCTAAATCATCTGCACTTGCTTCGTAAAACAATTTTAATGGTTTAGTTGTTGCTGAATTGTTGACTGACCACCACGCTTTATTAATTGTAAGCGCAACAGCTTGTTGACCTTTATTGTTAAGAGCGCATTTTGCTGCGTCCGTTACATCTATTTCGTAGTTTTCTGCGGTAGTGCTTGCGATGGTAAAGTTAAAACTATAAATTAGTTTTCTATCTCCATCAAATAATTTTTTTACAACTTGTGTCATGTTTAATTCCCCTTGTACAAGAGTGGGGCCATTACTCCCCACTCACGGTTATATTGTTTAGCTATAGCTTACGTTTCTATCCTGCGCAGCCATAATGTAGTCAAGTGTAGTTACTTTAGTTCCAGTAGCGTCACCAGAAACACTCATAGCCATCACTTTCATGTTAGCTGTTGGAATGTTTGTAGTAGATTGACCTACTTTGTTTCTGTTAATAAAAAACTCGACTTTGTCTAAGTTTGTTCCTTTTGTAGCAACAAGTCCTAAAGTTACATAAGTATCATTTTCCATTGTTGACTTTGTAGTATCATCAAAAGTTACTAAAGTTTGTGTTCCACCAGATTCAGTAGTTCCTTTTACAATAGCGCTACCATCAACTTTTACAAAACCAATAACGTTTTGTGATAACAAAGCGCTTTCTGGGTTTGTAGTAAAAGCTTCTGTAAAACCAACTAAGAAATCAGTTTGTGTAGCATCTGATATTTTTACTCTAGTTTCAAAATATAATTTTTTACCAGCTGATGTAGGTAATGCAAAAGATTCTTGTTTTGCTTGTATTGATGCACCATCATTATCAGTAGTACTTGCTGAAGTTAAGTTTACTTCACCACCTGTGCCATCTGCTGTAATTGCTGCTGATGCACCTGTGTCTTTTACGATAGTCCAATTGTGTGTTGCGTCTAGTGCACCCTGATTAAAATCATCCATATAGGTGAATTGATCAGGCCACATTGACATTTTTAAGTTTTCAAATGCAGATGCATTTGAGAATAGTACTGGGCCTTTAAAATGTGTAGCCATGTTATACTCCTTTGCCTGTATAGGGCTTTCGTTACCTCGTCACTATACTGTACTGCCTAGCCAGCCTTGGTAACTATTTACTAGGTAGAGTGGGCGAACTAATTTCGCCCACTCTTAAAGTCTATGCTCCTGGTGAAGCGAAAATACCTCTCCAGTCAGAGAATCCAAATGAATATCTCTCTCTAGCTTTGTATCTTACATTACCAGTATCGAAGTCGCCTTCCATTGCAGTTCTGATTGGTGCTCTCACAAAATGTTTCAAGCCGTTTGGTGAATCAGTTTTAATGAAAAAAGCATCAGTATCAGTTAGGAAGTTGTTTACCACATAACCTTGTGGAACCATTCCCATGTTTCTTACTGCGTTTAAATCATTATCAGCTGTACCAACTCTTCCAGCAGATTTCATTAGTCTTTCTGCAACAAACTGAAGTTGAACAGGAATGATCATTTTCACTCCTTGTAGAGCAATTTTCATTCCTCTTTCGTCCTTCATATCAGCAATATCAATTAGCATCTGCTCAAGCGAAGTTTCGTTTAAGTCAGCTGCAGTCGATAGCTCGTTCTTTTGGTTTCCACTTAGCGTTGGGTGGTCAGTAGCACAAAGCTCCTTACCATCACCACCAGCAAAACTAGCATTGAACGCATTGTTCAATATGTTTGCTGCTTTAATTTGCTTAGTGTTAGCCATAGATCTTGCTAACGCTTTTGTGTATCTAGTGCTGATTTTGTCATAGAGGTTATCCTCTACAGCTTCTTCAGTTAGTGAGAAAGCTAAAGCAACAGTTTCGTGAGTGTAACGTGATGTGAAAGTTTCTTGAGCGTCTTCGTATACAATACCTTGACCCTCTGGTTTCACAGCAGCGTTGGCAAACCCACCAAGCATTACTTCTTCTTCAAAAGCACGATCAGAATTTTCTGTATCGAAAATTTCTGTGTGCTGGTTTTCGTATCGGTCATACTCTAACCCGAACAGTGCGTTTAACCCTGGTTCGAGTTCTTTGACCAATTGCATTCTTGAAATTACCATTGTTCAATATCTCCTATAGGTTAAACCCCAGCTTTATCAGCATAATACTGATGTTCGTTAATACGTACTATCCAGTTCGCATTAGCAGAAGCAATATCGCTGTTTTCTGGGTCTTCACAAATTCTGATAATCCTTAACTGAGCAGCAGCCCCTGCGTTAGCAACGGTGCTATTTAATTCAGTTTTAGATTGACCATTGATAGTGTTACCTGCTGCGTAAACAATATCAGCATTTCTGCCAACTTTGTCTGCTGCAACTACACCATCAGCTTGAATTTCGAAAAGCATGTTTGGATCATCATAGACAAATGCATCAATCGCACCTTGAGTAGGCGTAATGCTACCAGGGTAGTGATTCGAAAATGTCGGTTTTTGAGTAGTAGGATCATTGTAGAAGCAACCGTTAAATACACCAATTGCAGCTACAGCATCGCCGTTTCCGCTTTTAGTAATTTTACCAGTTGTTTCAAGCTTTACTAAGTCACCTTTAAAAATGACATCAGTTTCGCCATTAGCAATTTGATACTGTGAAGTACCCATGTTAATAGCTTCGCTTCCTAATTTACCTACAGGTCTTAAACCAAATCCGGCGTCAATATTAGCCATGATTATCTCCTTACAATAAATTGTTTTAACACACTCACCGCGAGTGTGTTAATTTTGTGTAACTATGTGTAAGAAATTTATTAGGATTTCTTGCCACCAAATGTTACGCGAGAACTTCTCTCTTTCGAGATTGGCATGCTAGGATGTTGGTCCCTAAGTACATCGTTTGCAATAGCATCATCTTTATCTTGCGTAAGTTTTGCAAAATACGCCTGACGCTGCTTAACAATTTCGTTAGGAATTCTTGCTAGCATTAAACCTCCAACAGCTATAACACCTGAATATCTACCTGTATCAATTGTTGGCCAATCAGTGTCAGGATATTCATCAGCTCTGACAAATTCCCAACCTTCACGCATTCTAGCGGATACATTTTTTTGATCCATCTGTCCTATCGTTTCGGCCCTTAACCAGCGGTGTTTAAAACCTTCTGGTGCAGGTGGTGCATCTAGTTGTGACGGTGGAGTCCATACTTTAGGACGTTCTCTTTTAGTCCTAGTTTCTGACTCGCGTGACGGTAGTTTATTTTTATTATTTGTATTCATATGCCTACTCCTTCACGTATTTCGCATATTCATTTAGCGGCACACCTAATTTTTTTGCTATGGCTACTTGCGAGGGTGTGAGTCTTACAGTACCTTTGCGCCTTCCTGGCTGTGAACTTCTGTTTGCAGAAGCAACAGTTTGAGATGGCGATGAACTTCTTGGTGACGAATCACCAAACTTGTGAGGGAACGTGTCCCGCATTCTTTTGTCTACTTCACTATAATATGAATCAGACTGCGGGTCAAATCCTTCTTCCATCAGTTTACGATGAATTGAGAAAGATGTCAAGGTCATTGGTTCATCTTTACCAAACCATTCATTGCTTTCTGCCCATTCCACAGCTTTAGGGTCTGGTGGTCTAGGAGCAACTGGTTGTCTTTGTGCAGGTTGTTGGGGCATTTGTGGTCGATTTGGATCAACCCCTTGTGCTTCCATCTCTTTCTGCAATCTTTCTCTTTGTGCTTTTTGAGAAGCAACTCTTTCTTCTTCTATAGCTAATCTACTAATTTTAGCTTGAGCTTCTACTTGTTTCTCAGTATCTCCAAGATCCATAGCTTCTTTTAGCTCTCTTTTTGCCTCTGACATTTGTGAGGCAACACGATCGCCAAATTCTGCTGCGTAGCCAGAATTTAATTGGTCTGCTGCTTGCTTATATTTGTTAGCATCTGCTTGTACGCCTTGTGCGTACTGTAAAGCTGCTGCTTCCCTTCTTTCAGCTTCCCTTGCTCTTTTAGTTAATTTATCAATCCTTGATTGTACTTTTTTACCATAGTCATCCATTTCTTCGTTGGATGCAGTATTTTCTGATACTGCTACTTCTGGTTCTTCTACATCAGGGTTAATAGTCTTTTTGGTGTCTGCTATATCTACATCCACTGACGGTCCATCTGCTGGTAAATCCACCATTTTATCGTCAGCTTCTGCTTGTGGCTGAACTGTATTGTCTGCAGGCATTTATCCTCCTGTTTATCTGAATTGCAAGATATCCTCTGGGTCTTTTACCACAGCAATTATCTCGTCCTCGTTAAGTATTCTCACTTCACCACCTTCTATTCCAAACCTAGCACCAGCATAACGACCAAATATAATCCAGTCACCTTTCTTGCACCAAGGTCCTTTTGGAAACCTCGTTTCATCTGTATAACAATCTGGTCCTAATTTAAGAACCAAACCAGTGACTGTTGTGTAGCCACGTTCTTGCATTGTTTCATCTGTTAATATTACACCACCTTTTGTTTTACCGGCACCTTTGTAAGGTAAAACTAGCATACGCCAACCTGTTGGATCAGGTAAACGTTCTAATACTTTTTCTGTAGGTAAATGCTCTATATCTTTTGTAGCATCTTCTTGTATTTTTTTAAGAAATTTGTTTTCTTTATCTTCTGCTACCTTATTGTTTTTATCAGCTTCTACTGACAAATCTTTTTCTTCAAGCGCAAATCTACGCTTTGGCAGTTCCTTTTCTGTCATAATTGTTTTCCTCGTCTTTCTGCAGGTCCTGAATCTCCTGTTCCATTATAGTATAAGCTTTGTGCTCGCCAACTGCCTTAACATATTCTTCCATGGTTGGCAACCCCATAGCTATAACTTCTTTTAACTCTTCTTTGCGTAATCTAATTTTTTTTAAAATTAGATAAATCGCTTCTTCATCTCGCATTATTTTTTAACTAAACTTCCTCCAAAGTACAATCCTACAATCGCTGACATAAGATGTGTATCCATTGGTGTTATTACAACGCCTGCGTATTGTCTGTCCACAAGCATTTCTTTCTGTTCTATTAAGAACAAGAAACCTCTACTAAATTCTGTCCATGTCAAAAACACAGCTGTATCAAAAAACACAGGTACTATTTTTGGCCAAACAATAATAAAGAACACAGCAGTGAGTGCTATTATTCTTCTTGTAAATTGAAATCCTTTGTTGTCATATGTTCTTGCACTTTCAATGTGTTTCATCTGTGCGTTTGCACGTGCAATCAATAACTTTTGTTCTTCTTGTTTTGCTTTAATGCTTTGACCCCATATAGTCATAAAGCCACCTAGCAATGATGAGCCTAACATAGTTATCATTTCTACTGGTAATCCAAACATATTAATCCTCCACTAAAGTAACTATACCACCTTTGGCAAATGGTTTACCACCTGACAAAAATGCTTGGTTAACTTGTTCTTGTAGACTTCCTGGTCCTACTTGTGCTCTTTGTTTTGGTTGTCCTTGCATTCCCGGATTCATGTTAAGACCATATCCGCCTCCGCCACCAGAACCGCCGCCGTAGCCATATCCGTAGCCGCCTCCGCCACCAGAACCGCCAGGGTGTATACCTTGATGACCAAATGCAGCAATCCCACTCATATAGTTTGTGTATTGTCCTGGTGTAAGATTTTTACTAGACATATCTTGATACGCTTTATAAAGTTGAGGGTTGCTTTCTACATCTCCAAAAGAAAAAACTGCAGAAGGATCGAAAGACAAAAGACCTTGTTCTGCCATCTTGTTTGTTATTTCTTCACTTCCTGTTAATGCGTCCATTTTAGCAAAAGCTGCGTTAAGTTCCTCTTGAGTAGTAGCGTTTTGTATTTCTTCTTTTATTTGATTTGATACTAACTCTGCTCCAAAAACACCACCAAGAACACCACTTGCTTCTGCTGCTGCAAAACCTGAATCTATTAATTGTTGTTTTTGATTAAAATCTAAATTTTGAAAGTTAGATGTAGATTGATCTATTATAGATCTACCAGAACCATCATCTTTTCCTATATTATAAGCCAAGTTTATTGATTTTTGCATTTGCTCTTGTCTTTCTTGAGAAGCCCTAAAAGCTTCATGTGCTTCTCTGTTTCTTCTTTGTCTGTAAGTTTCTCCAGGACCTCCTGCTGCCGGATTTCCAGTTCCAGGAATTACAGTATCTAAATAAGAACCCTCATTTCTTTCTTGTTCTACTTTTGTGTCTCTTATTCTACCCGTGTTTTGATTGTTTTGTCCTGTTTGATTATTGTTTTGTGAAGAACCTCCTCCACTAGAAGAACGTATTACAAAAGGATTTCCAGAATATGAGCTGCTGCTACTGCTACTGCTTCTTCTACCTCTTGCTCTTCTTCTACCACCCATTATCTACCTCTGTTATAAAACTCGTCTTCTTGAATTCTTCTCAATAGTTGTTTTTCTCTTTCGCCTCTTTGAAATCCTTCTCTCATGTCACTGTAAAAATCACCAGATCCAAAATCAGCCATTTGTGGCATTTCCCCTCTGCCTCCATAAGGCAAAGGCATAATACTTACTTGATTGTTGTTGTAACCAGGAGAAGGAAATAAACCTCTGTCAATTAATCTTGGTCCTGCAACATCTGCCATCGTAGGTCTACGATTAGGATTGTCTCTTGGTCCAATAAAATTAGTTCGTGGATATTGACTCATGATACCTGCTTCTCTGTTAGAATCATCAAATGGCACAGGCACATTCATATCTTCATCTGCAATTGTATCTGTTTGACCCATAACAAAAGCTAGTTCTTCCGGTGTTAAATTATTAAAATATTTATTGCCACCATCTTGTGTAAAAGTATTACCTATGGGTTTATCTTGAGGATAAGTTATAGGAAAATCTTGTTGTGGGTAAGGTCTATTTGTGCCATCAAAGCCAAAAGTCTGTGCTGCGTAGTCTTGCATTTCTTCTTCGTCTGTATCTACATTTCCTGTAATGCCTTTTTTTTCAAATAAACCTTTTCCAAAATCAGAAACATTTTCTAAAAAACTAGCACCAGTTTGTGCTAATATTCCTGGTAAACCTCCAGCATCCATGTAATCCATCGCCAATCCAGTAAAAGGATACATTTTATTAAAAACTGGTTTGTTTGCTCTTCTTACATCTCCACTCATCTGCACATAATCATCTCTTACTGCCTGCGGAGACATGGCAAGAACTTCACCCATCATGTCTTTGCCAAATCTATTATGAAATCTTCTTCTTTGTTTTAATTCCTGCACACGTGGATCGTTACGATCCATGTTAGGCAGTTGAACTTGTAAATCTTTTATACGATTATAATTTTGTCCTTGATAACTACGCGCAAAATCTCGAACGTCGTCTCTTGAAGTCATCCCTTCATAACTTTTAGTAAAAAAGGGACGACTTTTTTCTGCTTGTCGAGTTAAATATTTTTCTCTTCCTTCCATTAATTAAATTGCTCCAATTATTAAAATAACTATTAGTGCAACAACTCCAGCTTTAATCCAATCTTTTGCTTTCCAGTTGTTCCATTCTTTGAGCCATGCCCAAATATCTTCTAGTAACTTCATATTACCTCCTCTTCTTTGCTTTTTTAGTCTTCTTACCTACAATACTTTTCAAACTCTTTGCTTGACCAGCATGTAGCTTAGAAGCTTTTTTAAGTCCCTTAATGACTTTTTTTATTTTACGCGTGGACGTAGAACCACCTTTGTTCATGGACATTTGCTGTCCTGTCTCACGTGCAAACTTTTGTGCCTGCTGTGCACCAGCAGACGTGTATGGAAATTTTTTTCCTCCTACTCTTGGCATCTATGTCTCCTAATGTATTGTTGGATTAGCATGATCTTTATAGATCTGCATAATCGCTGATTGATAGTCAAAACTATCAGCAACGGCTGCAAACATTTCTTTTGTTTGCTCGGCACCCAAAGCTTTCTCATACATGTTTCTAGTAACCGCCATAAGCGCACCACAAACTTGTAAGTAATCTTCTTCTTTGTCGATTTCACTGTGAGCTGCCTCTTCTATCTTAGTCATTGCATCTCTAAGTTTGATCAGTAGTTTTTTTTCTTTTTCCATTGCCGTTTGCATTTTGTTTCATGGCCTCCCTTGTGTTAGCCATGTTTTCTTTTAATAGTGCCATTGCTTCAGTAGAATCTTCTTTGTTAACGTCAGCTGCAACACGCATTAAATCAATTGTAGTATTAGCTTCAAGTTGATCTCTTTGTAAATCTAACTTCTCAGCGTCAACCATCATATCTTTTTGTAGTCTAGCTTGTGTTTCCATAGCTTTCAAGTCAATTTCTTGTTGTTTTAATTTTACAAGAGGATCTTGAGCTTCTTTGCTTATTCTAGCTTCTTCATCAGACGCTAATTGTTTTGTCATTTGTGCTTCCATCTGTGCTTGTTCAGAAGCTTGTTGATTAACTAATTGATCCATTTGCTGTTGCAATTGTTGCATGGCCTGTGGATTTTGCTGTGCTTGTTGCATCGCTTGTTGTAACTCTTGAAGCTGTGGTGCATACTTTTGTTGCATTTGTTCTGACACTAACAAAGATATGTGCTCAGAGACGTGTGCTTGAAGCATGGCGTATAGCTGTGGATTTATCTGCACCATTCTAGTAAACATAAATTCTGCATGAGCAGCAATGTGTGCTTGATGGTCTTGCATAGGAAAAGGTTTTGGATCTTTGCCACGCATAGCAGACGCATTCTCCATTGCAGGTGACATAGGTTTTGGCATGTCAGGATCTGGCCTTAGTATACCTTCTACATTGTCAACACCCATGGCGTCATACATTCTTCTGTAAGCTTCACGTAAATTGTGTAACTGTGGTGCTGCTGTAGCTAATTGTAATTGTTGTTGTGCAAGTGTAATACGTTGTGCCATAGAAAATATATTAGGATCTGATACAGGCATGACGTCTACTCTGTTGTCAAAGTCAGCAGCTTTTATCATTTGATTACCACCTGCAACCATGTATGGATA